TTCTCCGTACTGATCTGTTCCTAAAATTTCATATGCTGCACGGGGGTAGTTAAAAACTCTTGTTCTTTCTGAAGAAATAACTATATCCATAATTCCAGATATTGGGTCAGATACCGTAATGCCATCATTAATTGTTAGCCTTGCACATAAAATATTTCCGCCAGGCTTATCTTTTATTTCCATTACAACATTTATATCTGTAATATCTATAGGGTTCTCGTCTGGATCTTGGTACTGCAATTCAAGAAGGAAGGTTTCCCCCTGAGTGACTCTCCAATTTATTGGTTCATCTGAAGTTACAGACATCAAATCCAACTAACACTAGTTACTATCCCGCAGGCTTAGTAAATTTTATTATAGCATTTTAAGCTCTAAATCCGTAGAAAAACTACTGATTTATATCAACAATTTCACATTCTCCAGACACGCAGGCAAGCGCCTGAGTACCCGTTGTGGAGTCTTCAAGCTCATACATAGAAAGTGCTGCCCAGTTTATGGTTTTAGGCATTTTTGCCGTTAGTGATTCGTAGCTTGCTTTGTCAATTTCTTGGTACGGGGCCTGGACATAAGTATGCTCTGAGTATGGCAGGAATGAGATACCCGAAACCTCGTCAAAGTGCTTATATACCCAAGCACCAACTTCCATCCATTCATCCTCTTTAACCGATACGGTAATAGAAGGCTTATGTTCACACCAATGTCTCTGGTAGGTTAACCATACTTCAAGCTGTTGAATAGCTGTAAGCTTATCTCTAGTAATGGCATGTGCTGGAGCTTTTACTGGGAATGAAAATACAGAAGTTGAATCTGGCTTCATAACATCATCTTCAGTAGGAATTCCAGAGTCAACTAGGAATTGAGTAATTGGATCTTTTTTATCCCCCCGAACTGTACGAATATAATAATCTGAATGCCACGGGTGCATTCCTGAAGACACCCCGACCAATTGGGACACTGTGCCCGAAGGCTTAACGCAAGTTACTGCTGCCGAGGCGGGAATCCCAATTTTCTCTGCCTCTACAATATTAACATCTACTGCCCATTGACGAAGATGGCTTAGAATATCTCCAAGCTTATCTAAACCTTCTTGCCCAGAAAAGAACTTATGTCCAAACTGTCCAGTAAGAGAAACTCCAAGTAAACGCTCTTCTTCTGTATTGTCCTTCCAAATCTTACGGATATATTTAAAGTCTGTAAGAGTTGATTGCCAAGTCCCTAAAATAGATGCAAGACGTACTTTGTTTGTAACATCTTCAACTGTGTCTGTTTCACGCAAAACAACTTCTGACAAATTACAGAATTGATATGGACGCAAAATAATTTCAGAACATGGGTTTGTACCATAATGAATGTCTGGGCTGCGACGACCATACTTTGCTGCTTGAGCTTGTGCTGCTGCAACATTGTAAATTCCACGCTCTCCAGATTTAGAATCATAAAGAGATTTCCATTCAGCAATAAATTGTGCCATATCTGGTTTTCGAGAATAAGCTACAGAGTTATTAGACAAAGCACGTTGTCCATTTGACTCCCACCAATTTCCAGACTTAGCGGCTGCCATTTCAATATCATTAATATTAGAAAGCGAAATCATTGCAGAACGACGTACTCCTCCAACAACAACCACTTCTCCAATTTTACACATAATATCATGAGCTTCAATTGGCTTTAAATTACGACCCAATGCTCCCTTAAAGATCTGAACAGTAAAATCAAAAAGATTTACTAATGGTTGTGGACCTGACGAACGCCCGCCCATTGTTTTTAAACGTGCTCCTGCTGGACGAACCTTACTTACATCAATCTGAGGAATCTGTCCTGCCCAAAGTAGCGAAAGAAATTCACGATAAGCTTTTGCCCATCCTTCTTTTGAATCTCCAACGATTACTACTGTAGAAGATTTCTCTAATGTTTCAGGAAGAGCGGGGAGCTTATTAATATACTTATACTCAACAGAGAATCCAACACCCGTACCGCACATGAGAATATACATTGCTTCATCAAATGATCTGGCATTATCAACTGGAAGAAATGCACAGTTATACCCAGAAACATTTTCTCTTTCCAACGCTGGTCCAGCAGTCATGACACTTCTCATAGATGGCATAACATTTCTGTTAAAAACAGCATCACGAAGTTCTGCGACAACTTTCGCATCTGGTTTGTAATTATGTTTTACTTCAAGCTGATTAACCATAAAGTTAAAGTAACGGTCTACTGTTTCACCCCAAGTCTCACGGCGGGACTCTGACTCTATCCATCTCGCATAACGAGATAAAGCGATAAAGTTTTCATATGGGTTTTCAATTGTATTAGACATGTTACTCCTTGTTTTTTGGGATAGAGATTAAGTGTACCACATTGATTTTTTTAAAATCAAGTTTTAAAGATTTTTGTTTATTTCTTCTAATCTTTGAATTGCTGGTTTTGTTACTTTAGTCCAGTTATAATCTTTGTGAATTAAAAATGCATTTTTATAAGCTAATTCTGAGTAAGATTCATAATTATCATAAACATCCTGCATATAAAAAACTAATTGATCAAAATCTGGTCTATACATTAAGCCAGGATGAACTGTGGGCCATGGGGATAAAACTAATTCTGAATTAAGTGGTGCAGTTATATATTTGCCATATGATGCCCATGATTCTGTACATATTGTAGGTATTCCTTTAGCCATAGCTTGTAAAGGATTTAATCCAAACCCCTCGCCCCACGATGGATAAACAAAAGCATCACACAAATCATACAAACCATTCATTTGTTCATTTGACAAAAAGCCTTCAATGCTTTTTATGTTAGGGTAAAAAACTCCAGGCGAACCTTGTACTTTACCCGTAACTGGATCAAATACTCTAGTAGTATTTAATCTGCTACATTTTAAAATTAATTCAAATCTAGGGTCATCGCCAAATACTTTTATAAAAGCATCAACTACACGTTGAGCGTCTTTTCTAAAATATGGCTCTCCAACATGCAAAAATCTAAAAGGGCGGGACTCATCAATAATTCTTTTCTTTGGAACCCATTCATCTTCAATTCCATGTTCATAAACAAAGACAGGTTTATCAGTAAACTGTTTAAATACTTCAGCACACCAAGGTGATGTAGTCCACATTTCATCAATATCATCTCTGAGTGGTTTTTTCCAAGAATCAAATACATCTGTAGATTCCCAAGGTGTATAACCAATTTTATATTGATGTCTTCCAAATCTATACATGTTTGGTTGAATAAAAGAAATTCCAATATTAGCTTTTGGAGAACCAACTAAACATTCAATATTATTTTTCTCAAATTCTTTCCAGATATGCCATGATGCTTCACCATATCCAACATTGCGATCCATATACTCTGGAGCACCTGTAAAAGATATTTTCATTGATTTCCTGACTTGTTTTTCCTAGTATATCATGATACGATTGATTACACTACTCTTTCCCTAGGAGGTTCAAAATGAACAATGAGAACAAAGCAAGGATAAGAACAGTGTGGACAATGGTTGGTGTGACTATTCTCACATTAATTTCTGGTATAAATTCCAGTGTTCACGCTTTAACAGCACCAACTATCGTGTATAATAAAAATATATTATATATTAATAAATATACTAATTTAGTTAATATTAAAAATATTATTAATATAGATATAAATAATAATAAAAGCATTTCTAGTAATGAAGTTTATTTAGTTAATGATCTTTCTTCTGGAAAAACTTTTCAAATGCCCGCTTATAGCAAAATGCTAAATTTAAAATCAAGAGTAGATTCAAGGGTAATAATCTCAAGACTTGCAAATGCAATCCTGTCTCAAGAAACAGGTGGAGCAGGTGCATATTATCGCAAGTCTTATTCCAGTAGTGCATGTGGAGCATTCCAATACATGTCAACATCATGGAATAACTTTATGGGCTACAAGAGTGCATGTGATGCACCAGAATGGGTACAGGATAAACGTATGATTGATGAACTAAAAAGTTCTTACGCAACCTACCATGACTGGAGAAAAGCAGTTGCAGCACATCTTCTTCCATCAAGAGCAGGCAATATGGCTACTTGGAACAAACCAGTTCCAGGAAATCCAACTGTCCGTGAATATGTCACATCTGTATTTCAGAAGGCGAACATAGCATACTGATGAAAATACAAGTTTTCTCTCAGTATTTCAAATTAGCTCAGGAGGGGAAGGTAAAATTCCTCTCCTGTCCTAATCATAAGGAAGATTATGAAATTTTTAGAGTTAAATATGCACTCTTACATAAAGAAGAAGATGATACAATAATCTTGTACTGCACAAACTGCGGATACCAACAAACAGCTGGACTACAGCTGTATGAAAATATTTTAAGGGAGATAGAGAATGCCTAATCTTGGAGATTACTTTGTGGTTCATACCACTGGACCCGCTGCCAGAGCAATTCAGCTTGGTAACTGGTCAACATGGAACCATGCAGGCATTTATATCGGGGATGGTCAGATAATTGAGGCTCGTCCGTCAGGAGTATCTATTTCACCTTTAAGTAAATATGATAATCATAAAATTATATGGAGCAATGAATCTTCTTTGACTCAAGCAGAACGAGAAGAATTAGTGAGGTTTGCAAAAGGATTTTTAAATGACGGATATGGCGTCTGGTCAATTATTGCACTAGGAATTAAGTGCTTAACCTTTGGAATTCCATTCTTACCTGCAAATTGGATGGCTATCCGTGAAAAAAGAGTAATCTGCTCTCAACTGGTAGCTTGGTCATACTCTCATGTTAAGATTAAGCTATCAAATAAGAAGCATGCATTAGTGCGTCCGAAAGATTTGGCTGAAAGATTGAGCCGAAAGTAAGAAATGGATTTTCTGCCTATAGTTGATGGAAGAAGTTGCGGGACTTGTACAAAGTGCTGTGAGGGCCATTTGCGGGCTGATATCAAGCTATCTGACGGACGTACTTCATGGATAGGGCAAGAAGAAGATACAGGAAATTTTCACCCTTGTGGATTTTTGAAAAAAGGCGAGGGATGCGGGGCATACAAAGAAAGACCAGTCAATCCTTGTGCACTATTTAAATGTGATTGGCTTACAGATGCTTCTATGCCTGAGTCTTTTAAGCCTGAGAGAAGTAATTCAATTTTTTCTACTCGCACAATCAAAGGTATTGAGTATACGATGCTGATTGAGGCGGGACGGAAGTTAGATTCTGAAGTTTTATCATGGGCTATAGAAAAACACTTGTCAGAAGGCACAAATTTTGCTTGGAGAGTATTAGGAAACATTTTTTGGATAGGTTCTGAAGAGTTTAATAATATGATGGCAGAAGATTACCCATTATTGACTCAAGGAACTTCACATGGCTCTGATTCACATTGAGCGGGCCTATATTGAGCCGTTCGAACAGGAAGATGAAGACAATTTCACCATATTGATTCACGTGAAACAGGGAAATGATCACATTTTTGCGGGAAAAGTGGATTTAGATAAACCCATGAAATGGCTGTATACTATAAATTCCGAAAATGGTGATCTAATTATCAATAATTCGGCGGGAATGGAAGCCAGTAAATGGAATCATCTAACCAAAGAGATTATAGGAGATATAGATGGACAAGTATAGTGTCTTATTTACGTTTATAGGTCTATTTATAGCTATAAGAATGTGGCGAGGTAGATAATATGGGCAATTTAGGCGATAGTATAGAGTCATTGGCAGAATTCCAGAAGATATTTGAGAATATCAGAGAACTTCTTGGTGCGATATTTATCCAGGAACAGAGAAATTATGATATGTTAGTCATGATTGCAGATAAGCTAGGTGCTGATACTGATAAAATGATATCTTTGCATGAATCTGGACAGATTCTAGCTCCCGCCCCGTCTTTTATTTTTGAAAATGATGATGAAAATATGACGTCTAGCGACGTTGACACTCTTTTTGAGTGATTTTTATTTGAGTAATTAATGCTTTATGTTATAATTAAATCAAGTCTTTAAATACAAGGAGAAAAATATGGCAATAGAGCCAATAACACCAAGTTACACCATTTCTGATTCAAATTCAGTAAGTATATTTTTTAATGAAGGTGCAGAGCGTCCTGTTTATATTCAGAACGCTTGGCCAGATGGCACAGCTTGGGCAGATAAAGCTACTGCAGAAAAGTGGGCACAACAATTTATTGCATCTATAAATGATGATACAAAGCCTACCGCAGACTTTGGACCGAACATACCTGGCTTCCCGCAAAAAAATATTAGTGATGCTGATAAAGCTAGATTTTTACAAGCTATTGATGATTTTAAGCAAAAGAACCCAGGCGTTACAAAAGCTAGTTTAGTTGAAAAAAATAAAGCTATGCTAGTAACTCTTGCTCAATAATTATTATTAATTAGTGCATTAGCCCTTTTTTTAAATATTTTTTTTATTTTTTATAAATTAATGGTATACTTAATTTAAGTCTTTACAATAAGGAGAAATAAAATGGCAAATACGCCTAGTTATACAATTTCTGATTCAAACGAAGTTAAAATATTTTTGAATTCAGACGATTTACAAAATAATAAAGCTCACATTACAACAGGATCCTGGCCAAACAGAACTGCATGGGACAAAGATACTGCAGAAAATTGGGCAAAAACATTTGTTGCTGCATTGTCAGATGCAACAAAGAATTTTCCTCCATATGGACCAAATCTTCCAGAAGTGCCTCAAAATCGAGGCTAGAGAAGCATTTTTGGCAAAAGTTAAAGCTGCAAATAAGTAATATTTAAATATATAATGCATTAGCCATCTTCGGATGGCTTTTGTATTTTTTTTATTTTTTGATCTTCCAATAGAGTATAAACTCTTATATGTGTATAGGTAATAAGAGTATCCAGAAGAAATTCCCGCCCATTTTTAAATTATCCCCCGTTCTCAGCTAATTTTAAGAATTAGATTTGATCAAAATGTTAATGGGTATAAATTTTGTATGATGCATCTTTCCAAACGGAAAATGACTTTAGAATAGTCCGCCCGAAATGTCCGATTTGCCTGGAATGTCTGTCAAAAATGTGGTGTATATCACAAACTATTTTTAAAAGATGTCCGAATTGTATGCATTTTGGAGTTGAAAATGTCAGACCCCTATGATTTAATTATCTTATTGAAAGGGAAAGACCCAATCAAAAGAAAGGTTCAGAAAATGAACACTAAATACTCAGTATATCAAGAGTTCAAGGCTGACGAGTTCGTTGGTTCACTTGAAGAGTGCAAGGCTTATATCGCTGAAGAGCTTGCAGAGTTGGATGCGTTAGAACAACGCATGATAAATGAGAATTGGGAAGAGGACGAGCGTTTNGTNCCATTCCGTCCNNAGTTCTTCATATCAGAAGAACAAAACAAGAAAGGTTGGTTGTAAAATGAAAGATTGGCGTAATCAAGAGCTAGAATGCTCAGATTGTGGTAAAGTCCAAGCTTGGGATACTTGCACANTNTGTCAAGTAAAAAANCTAAAGNTTAACTAATAAAATTAAATAAAATCCTGTGAGCCCTANAAAGTAGGCAAATAATCAGGTCAGCAAATAAAAGAAAGTATCTTGAAAGGATAACTAAATGAAAATGAAACTACACTTTCCAGCAGAGTCTGGATATAATGTTAAAGAATCTGCAACTTGCCGTTGTGGAAAGACTATCCGCTACTGGCGTGGTAGCCCGCTATCCACTTGGATGGCTACTGATTCAGGTATCTATTGTGAAGGTAAGGTGACAGAATAATGTCATACTCATTTGATAAAACTAATGACCGTTGGTCTGAACTAGCAGACGATTACCAATCTATGCTAGATGAATTGGCTTCTGAGGACATGGAAGATGTCTTTATCCCCGTTGCACACTTTGACCCTGATGAGGTGTTGTAGTATGGAAAAAGATATTTTTGGTTTCGCTGATGCGATACAACTAGACCACTTAACAGATGAACAACTAACAGTTGTTGAAGATATTTTTAAAGATTGGAAATAAATAAATGATGACTCGTAAAGATTATGTTTCTATCGCTAAGATTCTTAATTCATATTTGACAGAATATAATTCTGAATCCCGCCCGTCATTCGTTGCAGAGTTTGATGATTCGTTGGTTCAACCTTTTATTAAAATGTTTGCAAAAGATAATCCTAACTTTGATGAAAATAAATTTTGGGATGCGTGTTTCGGAGATTAATTTCTCCGCTGTTGGGCCGACCCACCGACCCGCACTCGGGCGTGTCGCTTACGGTGTGATTAAGCTCACAAAAATAGTTTTTTTTGGTGTCCGATTTGTACACATATACTGACGGGTAATGTCAGACCCCCCTGCTATAGTTACACTATAAGAAATTAACAAAGGTTGTTAGTTTAACTTAAAAGAAAGGAAGTCAAAATGACTTCACTAAATGAATACTATAATGAAATCCGTATGGATATTGCTAAAGACTTTGGCTTTGAGGCTGGTGGTTATTCTCCCCGCCCTAGTAATGTTCTCCCTGTTGATATTGCTCTCCGTATCGCTAAGAAATATCCTAGCGAACAGCGTTTTGTTCCTAATCTTAAAGCAGTTGTAATCGCTCAGCGTTACTTCTCTCTAATGATGAAAGGTGGCAAGTAATAATGTCATACTCATTTGATAAAACTAATGACCGCTGGTCTGAACTAGCAGACGAATATCAGTCAATGCTAGATGAACTAGCAGAGTCAGAATCTGAATCTGTTTTTATTCCTGTTG